AAATAAAAGATTATTAATTGAAAAACAGACTCAGGAAGGAATACAACAAATTAGAAATAAAGATGTTGAAAATCAAGCAAAATTTGAACAAGAAGAATTAAATAAAACTATAGATGCTTATAAGAATCAATTAGATGTATTTGATGAATTTTATAAGAATAAACAAAATTTAAGTACAGGAGATAGGTTACAACAAAAGTCTATATATGAGCAAGAGGCTTCTGACTTGCAATTTATGCTTGATAATAATTTAATTAGTTATCAAGATTATATAAATAGATTAGGAGTTGTTTTTAAAGGATGGTCAAATAATAATAAAGCAATAACTCAAGAAGCAGCTTCTTCTATAATACAAATTGGGAATGGTATAATGTCAGCATTAGGACCTTCAATGGATATGTTATTAGACAAGAGTGCTAATATTGGAGAAGTTTTGCAAAAGATGTTTACTGACCTTTTAAAGCAATTAATTAAAGTTGCTGCAACAGCAGCTATAACTGCATTATTAATGACTATTATATTCCCAGAAACATTAGCAAAGGCTGGTATTACTGGAGGAGATTTATTTAGTGGTTTATTTACTCAAGGAATGGGTTTAGGCGCTATGGCATTCCCACCTAAGAAAATGGCAAATGGTGGTATTGTATCAGGTCCTACAATGGGTCTTATGGGTGAATATCCTGGTGCTAGTCACAACCCTGAAGTAGTAGCTCCATTGGATAAATTGAAGACATTAATAGGTGGTGGTTCAGGAGGTCAATTTGTTCTAAGAGGACAAGACTTATTATTGTCTGTTAATAGAGCACAAAAGGCATCTAATCTTAAAGGACAAAACATTAGTTTAGCATAATGGCATACGTTTTAAAATATACTATAACACAAAAATTAAAAGATGACTTAGTTCAAGTTGTAAAAATTTATGAACTAGATCCTTTAAATAGCAGTGTTTATACATACGAAGCTACTTCCATTCAGATACAACCTAACTCAAATGAAGAAGACCCAATTGGTGGTATTATATCATCTCAGTTAAATGTGTCTTTTTTAATATCTGACGAAAGTGATTATTTTAATTTTCCTGATTTACTAAATTTTAATGATAGTAAATATTATGTTGAGTTGGTAATTGATAGCAATATTAAATGGAAAGGTTTTCTATTTAATGACTATGTTAATGTAGAATTTACAACTGGTAATCAGGAGGTAAATATTGTATGTATAGATGGATTATCATTTTTAAGATACAACATTTATGATTCTAATATTAGCATAAATGATACTACTACTTTATTAAATATTATTGGAACTTCTTTAAATAAGTTATCATATCCTGTTCAAACATTTATATATGCTTGTTGTTCATATTACGCAGCAGGTATGTTTGACAGAGATGATGCAGCAGGTGACGAACCATTTAAACAAACGTATCAATACAGAAGAGATTTTGTAGATTTAGATTATTATACAATTTTAGATAATATTATTAAATCTTTTGGATGTAGGTTATTTCAGGCTAATGGCGATTGGTATATTTTACCAATGAACCAAATGGCGACTACTATATATTATACAAGATATGTAGTTGAAGATGTACCATCAAATTCAGGAAATGGAATATTAAATAATATAGTAAACATTGTACCTTATAATCAAGACAATGTTCATTTTATAAATAATAGTCAAATTAAGATAGTTAAAAAAGGGTATCCTAATATAACTACAAGTATTCCTTATGAATATGCAGATAATTATATACATAATGGAACATTAAAACAATTAGACAATGTTGGTTTCCCAACAGGATGGGATAAGAATGTAACAGGAACAGGAACTGTAATATTAGAGACAAGTTCAATTGAACAATTTAATACATTGAGAATATTTTCAGGCACAAGTGGGACAGCATCAGTAACTATGGGTGAATTTCCTTCTGATTTTGCTTATTTACCACAGATGTATGGACCAGAGGCTACTTTATCTTTTGACTTTTACGGGTCAATGAGAGTTTTTATAGAAATATTAGTTCTTATTGGTGGTGGATATGTTGCATATTACTTAAAAAGTGATGGTACATGGACAACAGTTAGCTCTTATATAGACGTTGCTGCTAGTAGTTATAATAATTATGAAAATAAATCAATAAAGCTTCCATTAGGAGCACAAACCACTTCTTCAGGTGATGTAATAATGCAAGGATTTGTAAACTGTTCATTTTTGGTAATTAATTCAGGAGGAAATTCTAGAATAGGATATTTAAGAAACTTTAAATTAACACAATCTGAAGGCGATATTACTGAACTTAATATAACTAGATCAGTAAACAATAATCAAATAACCAAAAATATAGAGCTTTTATATGGATTAATATACCCACAATTGTTTGCATATCAAGTTTTAAACTATAAAGGACAATACGTAAACGTTAGTGGTACAACATTAACAGGTTGGTATAGATATGGGAAACCTGCTGAATCATTTGCTAATTTACCCCAGTTGACTATGAGGCAATATTCAAACTTGTTAAATAAGAATATTGCAACATTAGAAGGAGATTTAGGAGCTTATAATTCATCTGTAGGAATGATTTATTTAGATAAAACTTATACTATTCAAGATGCATCTACAAATGCTTTATCTTATAATAATAAAAAGTTTCTTATTAATAGACTTACAACAAATCCATATAATAACGAAGTAAATAGCATTCAATTAATAGAAGTAATTAATCAAGATAATACATCAACAGAAACAATAGAATATGAAGGTGAAATACCTGTAACAAAACCTAAAAGATATTTTTAATATGGCATCAGTAATTAACGGAACAAACATAGTGTTATATAAGTACGACACAAATAAGCAATACTATTTTAATGGCTCTATAAATCAAGGAGTAACTGTAAATGGCTTTGCTTGTAAAGAATTAAGTACAACAGGTATAGTTGGCAGTTCTACTGACTTTAATAAGACAGGAGCAGGAGTAATAGCTTCATTTATAACAGATGCTAGTGACCCAAATATTACTGAAATTACTGCTGGTACATGGACTATAGCGGCTTATTATTCTATAGCTACTGCCTTTGCAGGCGCTAAAGTACAATATAAGCTATACAAATATGCTGGTTCAACAGCTACTTTGTTAGCTACATCAGATGAAACAACATTGACATCTCTTAGTAAGACTTTATATAATACTAATATGACTGTTTCTACAACAGCATTATTGAACACAGATAGAATAATTATAGAAGTAAATTACTTAGGCACTACAACTAATGCCATTACTTTATACACTCAATCAACTAATCCAGGCATAACAACAACTAATATATCAGTAGGCGTTCCATTTGGGGCAGCTACAAACTGTTCTTTTGAGGTTTCCGTAGATCAGAAGGAAGTAACATCTCAAAGTTCTGCATGGTTTAAAGAGTATAAGAATGACGTAGCTTCATGGACTATCAATGCTGATGGTTTTGTTGCTTTAAGCGACTATTCTTACTTATTCTTAGCTAACCTTCAGTTGACTAGGCAACCTATATTAATCAAGTTCCAAGTAGACAATGATAATGGAGATGGTAGCGGAACTCTAGGATACTCTATATTCACAGGTACAGCCAATTTAAGCTCACTTAGTTTAAGTGCAGGGGTAGAAGCAGCCTCAACATATAGCGTGTCACTACAAGGCTCTGGTGCTTATACAATAACAGGTACTCAAGTTACACCTGCTGGAGTAATAATAGAAACTTCAAATGTGATTATGTATCAATATACTGCTACTGGTGGCGAAACTACCGTAACGTTTACCGCAGCAATTGGTGGAACTTGTTTATCAGTTACAAGAGGTGGTATGGAAGTTAGAACAATACAAACAACAGGTGTACCTACAGGCGACAATGTTACATTTAATGCTACGACAGGAGTTGTTACCTTTGGCAGAGCTTTAGAGGCTGATGAGTTTGTTAGAATAATTGCAAAATAATAGTTAAAATTTATATATAAATGAGTTCACAATTACAAGTAACAGGCGAA